AATCACCTTCCATAGCAGTTTGCATCGGTGTACGAACAAAATGCTTAAAGCCGTTTGGTGCATCCGTTTTAATGAAGAATGCATCTGTATCGGTTAGGAAGTGATTAACCACATAACCGTCAGGAAGCATACCCATATTACGAACTGCATTGATGTCATTATCTGCTGTAGCTGGACGCAGATTTGAAGCCATCAAACGCTCTGCAACAAACTGTAGTGCTGGTGGAATGATCATTTTCATACCGCGAAGAGCAATTTTAAGACCACGCTCATCAATGAAAGCTGAAATATCAATCAAGGCTTGCTCGAGTGATGTTTCATTCAAATCAGCAGATGTAGTCAATTCGTTTTTAAAATTGCCACCTGAAGTAGTGGGATGATCCGTTGCACACAATTCCTTACCATCACCAAGCAAGAAATTAGAGTCAAAAGCATTGTTTAGAACAGATGCTGCTTTGACTTGCTTAGTATTAGCCATGGAACGTGCCAGCGCACGAGTATAACGAGAACTGAGCTTGTCGTAAAGATTATCTTCAACAGCTTCCTCAGTAATCGAAAATGCAAGTGCAATGGTTTCATGTGTGTAACGAGCTGTAAATGATTCGTTTGCAATATCAAATGATACTGCTGAGCCCTCTTGTTTAGTGGGGGCAGCTCCGAATCCAGCCAGCATTACTTCTTCTTCAAACGCACGATCTGAATTTTCTTGATCATAGATCTCGGCATGTTCATTATCGTAGCGGTCATACTCCAAACCGAACAGGGCGTTTAGTCCCGGCTCTAGTTCTTTAAGGAGTTGGGATCTTGCAATAGCCATATCTAATTACTCCTTATAGACCAGTGGTTGCAGTATGGAAAGGAAGATTCAGTTTAACCAAGAACACTACGCCAGCAGCAGTAACGTCAATTTCGTCAAATGAATCCTTAATGCCCACTATACGGAAGTTATCCGTAGCAGTAGTAGCACCAGCAGAAGCTACAGAAAGCTCACCGATAGAATTACCAGTAGAACCATTTTCTGAGCCAAATCCTGTTCCTTCAGCGTTACTATGAATCAAAGCAGTTGCCGTTGCAATATTAGTCAACGTAGCATCTCCTTGGATTTCATACACTTGGTGAGGGTTATCGTAAACGAAAACCCGCGCTTCAGTGCCTGATTTCAAAGAAGCAGTTCCAGGATAGTGGTTAGAAAAAGTTGGAGTACCATCAAGAGCGACGTACTCACATCCACCCATAACACCTAGGATAGCAACGCTACCGCCGTCAGCCGCGCTTACATCCACAAGTCCGTTAGTCAGAGGAATAACCATGTCACCTTGGTAGATGGCAGAGCTAGATCCTGCTGTAGCAGATACTTGTACGAGGTAAGAAGTCAAACCGTTGGAGTTCGCCGCGCTACCTAGAAGGTTGTGTGGACGTAATCCAAATGGTCCATCAATATTTGATCCGGCCATAATAAAGTCCTTCCTTCATTACTCAGAGCCTCCTTTGGCTCCGAAAGTTACACGAGATTGCCGTTCATTATGAATCGGCATTGAACTATGCTGTTCTCTCATTAAGTCATTATCGACCGCAATCATCTGATCAGCTGTTTTTTGCTTATAGTGATCATCACGTTCTTGCTTCGACTCAATAGGGAAACGAGCTAAAATAAGTCCACCGACACCAATAACTCCTGCATGTTTACCATCTTGGATGGTAGGAGCTTGAAAATCAGGGTACTCATCGGCGCGAACTAATTCAAAGCCTTCGCGGAGGCGAGCTGAAAGGTTTTTACTATCATCATAGCCCATGACAGAATCACGGATCCAACGATGAGTATACCCCTCAGGGGGAGGTGGGGCGTCCAACGTAGACGGGGGTTGCCAAGGTTTACGGCGCGTGTCTTTTTCACGAGTAGCAGTTGTGCGTGGGGTACGATCCATGATCTATTCCTTCACGATTGTAAGCGAGCAAGTTGCTTCGCGTATTGTTCATAAGATACACCTAATTTATCTGCGATTGCAACCTGAGAAGGTGATAATTTGATTTTTTTGTTAGAAGGTTTTCCAGAAGAACGTGTTGCACCAGCAACAGGTGCTCTAGCAGGAGACCTACTATCTTGTTGAAATTTATGAGGAAACTCCTCTCGGATACGTTTATCCAGCTCTTGATAATACTCATCTGAGCTAGGGTCAAAATATTCGTTTTCTACAAGGCTTTTATGAATAGAAAAAGCTGTAAGAGTCATAGGCTCATTTTCACCAAACCACGAATTACGCTCTGCCCATGACCTTGCTTTAGGGTCTGGCTGATTAGTAGGCTGTGGTTGTGCTTGTGGTTGAGGCTGGGGTGGAGCAGCTTTTCGTTGTTCTAATTGATGTTTAGCTACACTCAACCGCTCTGATTCAATAGCTAATTTTGCTATAGATTTTTGAGCTTCTATTTGTGCATCAACATCACCTAAATTAATAGCATCAGATAATTTCTTTTTGAGACCGTCTTCTTGTGATATGACTCTTTGGTCATACTCATTTAGGTACGATTCATCAATTTGAGAGCTGCGTTTCGCAAGCTCTTCATTTTGTTTTTGAACAGATTGAGCATATTCAGTAGCTGCTTTTTCACGACGCTCAGCTTCCCGCATTTTGTAGGTGAGCTTTTCGATACGCTTTTTGACTTTGTCGCTGTAGCCTTCAAGGTCTTCGTCTGAAGTTTCTTCGCTTGCGCTGACTTTTTCTTCACTTTCTTCCCCGACAGATACTTGGGTGTCTTCAACGTCTTTTTCTGTGTCATTTTCCAATTCCACTTCTACAACATCTTCTTCTATTTGTTTTGCTTCAGGCATAAGATACACTCCTATGTGTGGATAATGTCTTCAGGATTATTGATTGTAGCTAAAATTTCATCATCGTTTAGCAAACGAACTTCACCGCCATCTATTTTAAAGCGGCTACCAGCATACCGACCAAAAATAACCCAATCACCTTCTTTACACCAAGGGTCTGAATCACCAAATTTTTCTTTGTCTTTATATGCAAGTGGACCAACTTTTACCACATAGCCGCAAACAGTAGCTAATGCTTCACGGTCTACAGTAGAATCTGGTATGTAGATACCCCCTGCTGTTTTACCTTTTCCACGGTAAGGCAGAATAAGAATACGCCAACCAGAAGGTTCTGGCAGTTTTTCTTTAGCAGTAATTTTATCGGGAGAGGTTTCTTTTTCAGCGGACCTTTGAGCGGCCTTTGCATACCGCTCTGGAACTAATAGAGTTTTACTCATGTTCTATCCTTTTTAGCAGGAGATCTAACTCCTGTTTTATGTTGGCAAGTTCTGCAAGCCTAGCTCGCAGTTCCTGAAATGCGGCAAAATCTTTTACCTGACCTTCTACTAATTGGTCAGTAAGTGTCTTCTGCCGTTCAAGTAGTATATTAAGGAGTTTTTCGTGTATGTAAAGGGTAGACATCTATGCTTTACGAACTTTCTTGCGTTTTTTAGCTGTTTTAGCTGCATTTTTAAAATCTGCTGCTGAGGGTGCTCCTGCTTGTCCAGGCTTACGCATAGGTTTACCGCTCGCCCTTCTCTTTGCTATGTTTGCGTATAAACTCATTTTTTAAATCCTTTTAACCCACGGATTCCAAAACTTGCACCTATACTTGCGTACATCGCCCATTGAAACCATTCAGGTGTATTAGATAATGCCACAAAACCTTCTTGAACATAAGGCTGGGTAAATGGAATAAAACACATCGCTATAATAATAATGAATAATATTGTCCATGCTTCATCTTTCCAGCTATTATCACTGGCCTGTGCCATTATTTTTTCCCAGCCAGCTTCATGTGTTGCGGCTGTAACCATAACTTGTGCTTCTGCTTCAGCGCGAGCTTTTGCTACGGCACCCTTGGCTTTAGTTTGCTCAACTTTAGATTCCATCCAGCTACCAGCTAGGTTGGCTATTGGACCTATAAGTGCCTGTATCATTCTATGATCCTCACAATATAGTTTGTGCCATCTGTATTCTTTGATACCTCAACTGTTTTATTTTCGCAAGAATACCGCACAGAAGTGGACTTTTTGTATAAATTACGCTCAATAGTGCGTTTGGCTTTCAAACATTTAGAAATCTTTTCATACGCGGTATGCTCGGAAACATCCCCACTCATATACAAAATCAACGTCATAGTTTTAATTATTATGGGTTCCATTACGCATCTTCTCTATTTGGCTTTCTATATTTGTAATTCTTTTTTCATAAAAATCTAATGTCAGCTTTTGTTGCTGGTCATGTGGTGCGCGGCCTTCATCTATTTGTTCTTGTAGTTTGGAAAGCTGCTCTGCTAGATGCTCAATTAACATATACTGCTCACTATCCGCTGGCAGACTGCCCATTTCACCTCTAGGCCATTTTATGCGAAACTCTGTGTTTTGACCTAGATCAGCCTCCATTAAGATAAATTTATTCTCAATAGTATTTAAGCGTTCAATAATCCCAAAATATGCCCACGTTCCAATAGCCGCCCCCACAACCATCGCCATAAGGTTGCGTATGGGCATTGATAGTTCAGTGTTCTCATTTATCTTGGTTGCCACTAATAAAGTTCCGTATTTTTATTTACCTTAACAGGCTTACAATACGCAGTAGCTCTATGTTTAGCAGGAACACCACTTAAACTCCCATAATTACCATATCTTTTAGTTATCTGGGATGCAAAATAATTACAATCTGTAACAGACCTAAAATACATATCTTGACTTTGCACTTTGCCGCCTAATATAACTACCAATAAAAACGCATGAATCACTTTTTATTCATCCACGCAGTTGTTCCCATGTATGCTCCAACAATACCCGCGCCACTAATATAGAATAAATTACTAATATCACTTAACGCCTTAACTCTATCTAGTGGAATGAAAAACATAGCTACAGTAAATACACCCATGCTTATTAATGTGTATCGAGCCATTCTAAGTTGGGCTAAATGTTTACGGAGATTGTCTTCCGTTGTTTTTATTTCTTTAACATGCATAAGCTCAGCATCACTAACGACGCCATCACCATCTTCATCGTATTCAGCAAACTTAGATTGTTTTTGAAACTTTTTCTGAGCCACTAAAAAACGCCTTTAAAATTCATCCCCGCAATAGCTGCACCACCACCTCTAGCTCTTGGGCTTTTTGCTACTTCACCAGTTTTAGGTGACCCATTACGGCGTTTTACAGGTTTAGTGGTTTTTCTACCCATTGCTTCCATAAGATCAAACTCCAGTATTTCAATTTTATCTGGGTCTGTTTCACTAGCTAACATTTCTTTTAACTCTTTTACTCGTGTATTTTTAGCCATTTTACTCTCCTTAAAATTTTGGACCTGAAGCAATACCTGTATTTGCTCCATATGAACCAGCTATACTACCTTTTCCTACCACACTACCAGATAAAGCAGTATCTGGTGCAGAAGGATTTGTAGTAGAAGCAATGCCAAGTTTTCCAGCAATCGTATTGGCTAACCCAACAATACCCGAAACAGTATTACTT